ACCTACACTTCGTAAGTCGCCCCAATATCCTCCAATACCACCACCTACAGAAGAAAGCCAAGCGTTCTCTGTGTAGTGGTCTGTAAGACCTTCCCTACTATCGGGAATATAATTTAAGAAACAACTAATGGGCAAGCCCCTAGCAGTTCCTCCGTTAGAGAGTATAGGAGTACTAAACATGAACCATAGGTTACTAGCGTAGTCATATATTCTCTGTGCCATAGCATCATTGTCCGAGTACGTTTTAGCCGCTCGAGCGAATGCTTCCTGTGGAGATATTTCTCCTTCAACCATATATCTGTCGTTTAGAGTTTTTATGCTAAACTCTGGGAGTATACTGTCCCTATCAAAATCTATTAATATTGCCATGATTCCTTTTAAATGTATGTTGACAATGAATTGTCTATTGTTATTGTATTATCACTTCCAATGGCTTCGTCACAGTATGCAAGTAAGTCCATCAGCTCATAGTTTAATAACAGTCTGTCTACATTTTCATTTAGCGATTGCATATATTTATAACTACTGCTAAATGGTGCTGCATCATAGATGTCAAACGCACTTCCAAACTCTTTTACTAAACCTTCCGCTCTTTTCGGTCCAATTTGAGGTATGCCAGGTACATTATCTCCTGCGTCTCCCGTCAAACATTTGATTGTAATATATTCTTCTATCGAGTAATTATGCGTATCTTTCCAATTATCAAAAGTGGTTTCCTTTCTATTGATGTAAGAAAACCTTGAGACATTAGGACTAATAAGTAAGTCCCAGTCTCTATCAGTACTCATTAACCATATATCGTTAATCTTGTACTTCTCTCTATTTTGTACTACGTAGGCGGCTATATCATCAGCCTCTACGCCTTTGAAACGAAGTACACACCATCTTTTATCCATAAGTGCGAGTGTCCGTTCCATCTCTTCCATAAATTCTTGAAAAGCTTGTGCCTCTGCAGGTGTTTGCTTTTCATACTTCTCTTTTCTGTTACCTTTATACTCGGGTAATATACCCTTTCTAAAACTACTGCTTCCCCAATCTGCGGCTATTACAATACTACCACAGTTGTACGAAGTTGCAAGGGACTGAACTGTTGCCATATAGTCCTCCGCAAAATCTGTTCTACCTTGATGCTTCCATCTAAATCCAAGATTGAGTGCATCAATTATTATCGTTCTCTCTCGGGGTGACTTACCCCCCATTTTCATAAAGCTCTTAGCCATTTATAAACCTCGGTTGTTCAAAGATTAGCCAATCCGTAGCTAAACTAACATAGCAACCCAAGTGCTTTACATACATATACTTCTCTACTTTAAGAGGCTCTTCTTCTTGAGCCACGTATATCTTTGATCGGTTGTACTTAAAGAAAAGAATAGGTTTCTGGTCTCCCTTCTTTGCTTGTTCTGTTGTTTGTTCCCACCATTTAATAAACTGGTTAGAGGTTGTACTAATTACTTTGTCGGTAAAATGATTATCTTTATAATTTTTTACTTCAATGCAATAGAGGTTCTCTTTATTAGGTACAAACAAATCTCCTTTCATAAATTCTAAGGCTCCAGACATTGGAACTCTTTGAAAATCTAAGTTTGTATGTTTGTTAAGTAATTCTTTTACTTGACGCTCACCTGCAGCGCCTTTTGCTCTCGGGTCTACCATTAGTCTTCTTCTACGAACAGGATATCCTGTTCTGTTAATATTACATAAAAATCGTCTCCGACTTTTAACTTCTTTTGAGCAGAGTGCCATTCAAAATATACTCTGTCTCCTATTTCAACTTGAAAGGGAACTTTGAATCCCTTCTTTGTCATTCTTGAATAGTCTCCCAGTCCTACGACTGTGCCACTATTATCAAGTCTCCGCGATGAGTCAACCAGTATAATCCCACCACTTGTGGTATCTGACTCAACTTTACCACGTTTTACCATGATATTATCTCTTATTGGCTGCGGAACGCTCTCTACTTCTATATAATCACTTCTTACTTGTGCCATATTTCTCCATTAAATAGTTACTAAACTTACGGGTGTATTCCTCATACGTGTAAAATACACTATGGGGTGAGTTATGTTCGTCACAATGGTCTAACCATTTGCGACGGCAATAACCCTCGAACTCATCTAAATTAGATGAGTCTATAAAATCTATTATTTCTTTTGTCTTATTCATTCTGTAACATCTTCGCCTATTTCTTATAGTCATTCTAGCCTACTTATATTCTCCGTTTTGAGTACTTCGATCTTGTCTAGTAAGGGGTGAGTCCAACCATGAGATACTATATAAGTATTCAAGCCTTCTTCTCTTAATAGAACTTCTACTAATTTCTCTCTTCCTTGCTCGTCTAAAACATTGATGACTTCATCAAGAAATAGAACGTTGATACGACTCTTTGAAATACTACTCATCAGTTTTCGTATTGCAATTAAAGTCGCTGTATTAACTCGGGTCAATTCTCCACTACTTAAAGCGGATATACCAATTATGTTTCCTTCATCAGTAACTTCGACATTTAATTTGTCATTAGTCACTACGAAATTGATGCTAAATCTTCCGTCACTTAATTCTGCTAAATAATCATTTGCTAAATCTTCTAACTCTTTTACCATGTTCTCGATCTTGTAAGCTATAAGACCGTTGGTAGAGAAGGCTTTCTTTAGGACTTCTATGTGTCCTGCTTTCTCTTCGACGTTAGATAATTTGTTCGTAATTCCTTCAAGTTCTTCTTCAAACTCTGCTGTTTGTTCGAGGATAACTTGGACTCTGGTATTCTTTTTTGTTCTTTCTTCATTTTTTGTGGCTATTTCCTGTATCTGCGATTTGGCGTGAAGAAGATTCTCTTTTAATGTTGCTATCTTTTCTTGCAAATCGTTGCCGTTATGTACTTCAGCTGGAAGACCTCTATCAACTCTAGAGTATAGGTCTTTAAACTTGTTCTTTTCTTCCTGATAGTTGCTATAGTCAACTTCAGCTGCTTTTCTACTGTCTATTTCTTCAGTAATTTCTCTCATTGTTTCGTTACTTAATAGAACGTTTGTTCTTAAGTCTGCAATGAGTTCATCTATAAAATTGTGATCCACCTTCTGTTCACATGTAGGACATTGTCCTTCTAATTCCTGATACTCTTGGATCTTAGATCGCAAGGACTTCATCTTTCCTTCTACTTCCCCTCTATCACTTACTAGTGTATAGTAAGGCTCAGGAGCTTCTACGTGACTTTGTACTATACTCATATTAACACTACTCAGTAACTGCTTATATGTATTATTTTCGTTTATTTTTTGATTTTTTTCCGAAATATTTTCAAAGTCTACAGATAAATCACGTAATGCTTTCTCATCTTTTTCAGAATATTCTGGTAATTTTATCATTGGAAGTATGGTACTATCACTCAATTTATTTTCATTTAACCATTTTATAATAGTTTTTGATTTCCCATCTAGCTCTGCTACTTCTTGACCAGAGGTACGAGCTAATTCACGGAATACATCATAGTACGCTACATAATCTTCCAAGTTCAGTAACTCTATTAGAAACTTCTTTCTATTTGCATCAGTCGCAGTTAAAAACTGTAGTGATGCATTTGTATTTTGATATACTAACTGTGTAAAAGTTTTGAAATCTAATCCAAGTATTTCCTCCACAGATTTATATGTATTAGTAGCAGTATGGCTACTGATATCTTCTGTGCCGTCAAACAACTTAACTTTTATACTTCCTCTACTTCTTCTTACGTCAATAGAGTACTGTCTGTCTTCCACAGCAAAGGTCAGGTGTATGTTATACCCTGCGTTTATAAACCGATTTTGTATATCAGCTTTCTTTATTCCCTTACTGTTCTTGTTGTATAATGCTTCCTCAATGATGAGTGGTATAGAGGATTTGCCCATACCATTGGTACCAACCAGTTGAGTGAGAGTGCTATTGTTAAGGTTAATACTATTGTCTTTGCCATAACTAAAGCAATTATCCCACTTCAGCGTTTTTAGAGTGATCATGAAATATTCCTAATATTTGTGTTACTGTTTCTTCTTTTAATTCGAGAATATAACTAAGATATTCTGCAAGCTCCTCTTCCATAGACATATCTGAGTCTAATATAAGAGTGGCTTCTGTTTTTCTTTTGACTACTTTTTTATCGAGTAGTTCTGAATTCTTTATAAGTGAAAGGTCAGCAACGTCCCCTTCCAATTCATAGATTGTATAGTCATACTCTGTAGCGAGCATGTCAGCTGGGTCTGTTACTGTCTTTCGTATTAATTGTGGCAAAGCAAATTGCTTCCACTCCCAATTCCAGTTGTGTTCCTCATCAATCAAAATATATCCTGTCTTAACCTTAGTTCTATGAAACTGGGTCGACATCGGACTGCCTGGGTAGACAATATTCAACTGTGAATTAGAGTGACTGTGTAAGTCACCTGCAAAGACTATCGGAAACTGTGCTAGCTTTGATAAGTCTATTTCAGGGGACACGTGTGGCGGTATAGAGCCTCTTACATGAGTAAACAATGGCTTCCTAATATTTAAGTCTAGTATAGGATTCCATTTTCTATGTAAGTAACAATAAGGAAGAATACTATAATCTTCTGCTAATGTTATTTCATCTACAACCGTCACTAAAGGGTTTAGGTTTTGTGTTGCCGTTTTGAGCTGTGTAAAGAATGTTTTATTCTTTCTAGTAGCTTCATGGTTTCCATCAAATATAATTGTTGGAATTTTTACCCCGCTAATAAAGTCGAAATACAACTCTAACTCGGGCATTGAAGGGAGTCTATCAAACAAGTCTCCCCCAATGATGTGCAGGTCAACTTCTTTTTCTATAGCTTGGATTTGAGAGAAGAACTCACGGTATCTATCCGTAGCCCACTTTATGGGCACGTTCTTCTGTCCTAGCTTAAGATGCCAGTCTGCGGTAAATAAGATCACGTAAGGAGCTCTTCCTCAGGCTGCCATGCGCAACCTGTGAGTCCACCAACTTTAGTAGCCAGTAGTGTTCTTCTAATCTCTTCTGCATTTCTTCCTGTATCTAATGCATTTACTGATACATGTTGAACTATATTATTAGGGTCAATAATATAAGTAGCTCTGTAGTGAACGCCCTCTTCCTCACTAACGATACCTAACTCCTCGCCAAGTCTCATTCCTGAGTCTGCAGCAAGTACGTGGTCGATATCTTTAATAAGGGGGTTACTTTCTTTCCAAGCTTTTTTACAAAACTCGTTGTCACCACTAACACCAATTACTTGTGCATCAGTAGTTAACATATCAAAAGCCGCTATCTCAGTAGGACATATAATAGTAAAGTCTTTTGGGTAAAAGTACATTACTGTCCACTCTGAATCTATATCTGTATGAGATACGTACTGTAAAGTATCGTTAGCCTCACAAGTATTCATTAAGAATTCGGGGAATTCGTCTCCTACACCTACCATTTCTGCTCCGCTCCTTCTGAAAATTCTTTAGCAACTTCAGCATCAGGAGCATCATTACTACCTGATCTAACTCTATCTAATAGTTCTTTTTGAGCATCAGCGCTAGGTCTAGGCAGTACTTCGTCCATAGACTTAATATCTGTTATTGCCTCTAACTCTGCTTCGTTTAATGCTCTAGTTTTGCAACGAAGTACTTGTAATTGGTACTCTACGTTGAAAGCCATTGGACCAGTCTTTACTCTTTTGAAGCAAACGTCCCAACCCGTTTCCGAATTAGTAGGGTCACCAAGATCCTCAGCAGCAAGCATTATTTGCTCTAAGAGTTTCTTTTTTAAGTTAAGTACTTTGACTTGTCCGTCTTTTGGGTCTATGCATTGTATTGCGTACGACCAGCCGCATTTCATTTCTGGGTTATATTGTTTAACCCAATCTTTCTCTTTGTTATCGAAAGTTTCTGTAGAACGATTGAAGGAAAGACACTCCATAGGAATGTTCTTTGCGTTCTCACCTTTTATCCAATATACATATCTAGGAAGTATATCTCCTACCATTCTTACGACGTTGTCGCCATCTTGATATTGGAATTGATTTATGGAAGACTTCTTAGCCTTACCTTCTAATTGTGCAAATTTTAATGCCATTTTTATTTCTCCGTTTGTGACTTCTCATATAGAAGATGGACTGTGCCTCTTTCTATTCTGAATAGTCTATTTTTCTTTATTATGTTCTGCACGCCTTTTGGAAGTCGTGCTAGTTCTAATGTTAGTTTATTGTTAGTTAAGTAATCATTGTAACTCCTATAAGAAGCTACAGCGATATATTCAGCCCACTCCACATCTGTTGCGGACTTACGATGTTTGTAAATGAACTCGGGATTCAATAAAAAACTGTCTCCTGAGTAATCCTTTCCATAGAATTTAAATAGTCTATCCCTCTTACTTGTAGGTGGATATTGATAAGTTACATACCATGTTATGAGCATGATGTCAGATACCTTATTCTTACTATCTTTTGCTATCTTTTTCCAATTATATCGTATCATATATTATATCAAAAAATAGGGTTCATGTCAAGAAGTATTTTTTCATAGGTCATTTACCTCGTATCCTTGCTTCATGTAATAGCCTCGTCTATTGTTCGCCTGTCGTCTTGCCGTTTTGCCCTGTAAGTTTATGTCGACTACAACAGGCTGAAGTTTATCTTTTTGTATTCTAATAATACGTCCGATTAACTGTGTTAGCAGAGGCTCGTTGTTTACAGGTGTACCTAGTACTAAACAACTCAAACAGTCCAAGGATACTCCCTCTGAGAAGATAGACT